GAACAGCCAAGGGTTGGGATAAATACTTCGGTAAGATGGGTGTTGACCCATGTAAGTTGACCGATGTTGAGGTTCTACCCGCGGCTGTTGTACCAAAATTTGCTGGCGCTATGGCACTCCACCTGCGCAGCAAACTAGGTCGGTTAGCCCCTAATGAGGCTAATGCGCTTCTCGCCGAACGCGAATACTTGCGCGTGGCGCGTGGGTTGCAGGTACGAGATGTCGACATCGTATCCCATCAGCAGTTTGTAATGAATGCGCTGTTTGGTGAGACTTTGTTGGATGATATAGCCCTGACCCGCACCCGTCTCCCCAAGTGGATGAAGTGGGCTTTTGCAGTTCCTGGACTGCAGGAGCAACCACGTGTCTGCTAGGGGTGCCCAATTACTGTGCGCGGTTGCGACACTAAAGTGAAACCAGCTCTTTTAGAGCAGGTGAAGTTGCAGTGCCGTGGCCAGTTGTGTGTGCGCAGGAATGGGATGCCCGCAAAAACTCGGAAGTTTGTTGTTTCTTCCGGGTTTGGCCCATCACACAATTTGGGTGTTTACAATAACAATGTTGATACTGTACAACGGGCTTTTGTGGAGCGTTACTTCCTTTGCAAGGAGGGGGAGACGTTTCGCCCTGCGTACAGTGTCACGCCTCAAGCTTACTCAGGACAGTGGTTCAAAGAGTTCCGATCGGTAGTTATCGAAGATATGCCTACATTGCCCCGCCTTACCCGTCAACAAGTCGTTGATTGCTATCGTGGGCCAAAACGTAGGGTGTATGAGAGTGCTCTTTTGAGTCTCTCCCGGACCCCCCTGAATGAGTCAGATGCTCGTCTGACGTCATTTGGTAAGTTTGAGAAACAGGATGTACATAAAGCCCCGAGAATTATTAACCCTCGTAGCGCGCGTTTCAATTTAGAACTTGGACGCTTCATCAAACATGCTGAACATCACTTCTTCGTGAGTATCAACAAAGCTTTCGGAGCTCGGACTGATGCAACGGTGATCAAAGGTTACAACGCCGACCGCTCCGCCCAAATTTTGAGGGCGAAGTGGGAGTTGTACAATGATCCCGTGGCGGTGGGTCTCGATGCTTCCAAGTTTGATATGCACGTTAGCCAAACTGCGCTCAAGTACGAGCACTCCTTCTATAAAGCCCTGTTTCCTGGCTCACAGGTGTTGAAGAAGTTGCTCGAGTGGCAGTTGGTGAACAAAGGCACCGCTTTTACTAGCGATGGCACTGTGAGGTTTGAGATGCATGGTACACGCTCTTCAGGTGATCTGAACACTTCATTAGGCAACTGCTTGCTCATGTGTGCGCTTATTTTTGCGTACGCGAGCGAGCGTGGAGTTGATGTGGAGTTGTGCAACAATGGAGATGATTGTGTGGTGATGATGGAACGACGCGACTTAGAGAAGTTTATGATGAGCTTGCCTTCATGGTTTAAGCGCAAAGGGTTTTCCATGACTGTGGAGGAGCCAGTT